CGGGAAATACATTGGCCAATATGCGTCTGGAGTTCAACCATCCGTGCCGCGAGTTCATCTGGATTGTGCAGCGCGACGTGATGCAGGCGTATCACGAGTGGTTCAACTTCAGCAGCTTGGCCACGAGTGAGATCGGTATTCGTCAGGATCTTCTGGCAAATGGTCTGATCCAGTTGGACGGCCAGGACCGCTTTGATCAGCGCGATGCTGGTTATTTCCGCCTGGTGCAGGCGTGGCAGCACCACACGGTCATTCCAAATGACGATTTCATCTATCTATATTCTTTTGCCTTGAAGCCTGAAGATATGCAGCCGAGTGGAAGCATGAATGCGTCGCGTGTTGATAATATTACGCTGGTGGCGGGCCTTGTGCCTGATACTGCGTTGGCGCCTGCGAGAGGCAATGCGACTCTTCGTGTCTATGCGACCAATCATAATGTGCTGCGCATTGTGAATGGGTTTGGTGGACTTTTGTTTACTATATAAAGATCTATTGTGTTATCACGTCGTTAGTGATAGAATTTATTTATAAAGAAGCTTAAAAGCTTCTTTATAAATAAGTTATCACGTCAATGACATCTTTATACGATGAATATTCCGACTTTGTTGGAAAGATCTGTGAACTTAATGACCTGAGTTTCTTCAAGGCGCACAAGGACTTTGTCTATATGCTAGAGCACGTTACCCCTGATCAGGGACAGCAATACTTGGATGTGATTCTACGAGTGACTCATTTAAGTGAAAAGGATATTAAGGAATTCTGCGTGCTGAATGATTCTCTGGGCCGGCCTCGCACAGGAAACTATTCATTTGGTGATGTATCTCCAACGAATCTACGATATGTTTTCCAGGCGCATCTTATCTTAAGTCATATCTATAATCATAATTTGAAGAATCCAGACATTATTGAACTTGGAGGTGGATATGGAGGTCTTTGTCTAGCCATCCACTTCTTCGCACCCAAGTATCTGGATACAAACTTTACCTATTCAATCATTGATCTGCCAAATATTATTAAGTTACAGGAAAAGTATCTGGAAAAGGTTACGCCAGGGCTCAATGTAAAGTTCTATCCTTCTACAAACTTCGGCGCAGAAGTTCCTCTCCAGAATGCTTTTCTGATAAGCAATTACTGCTTTAGCGAGATTTGTATGGAGTATCAGAAGGAGTATATCAAGAACCTCTTTCCTAAGGTCTCTCATGGATTTATGGTGTGGAATGCAATACCTCTTTACAATTTTGGATTTCCAGTTGTTGATATGGATGAATATCCTTGCACTGCTGAAAATCCTAAAAATAAGTATGTCTATTTTTAAAATAAAGTCACGACGTTATAGGGGATGCAGGCACTATTAGGCGCCGCAGCAACAAAAATACCAACAAGTGCATTGCCAGCAAGTGTAACAAGCGCACTGCCAGCAAGTCTAACAACACCAAGCCTAATACCCAAGATTCCGGTTTGGCTATACCGTCTTATTGCCATTTTTCCTGTAACTGGAATGGCGGGTCTTGATCACTATTTACTCGGATCACAACAGACAGCCTTTGCCAAATTTCTTGTGAATCTTCTAACTTTCGGATCATGGTATGTATTTGATATCTTACAAAGTTTAGACGCAGAGAAGGTTGCTGAAAAGGGGCTAGACTTTCCTTTTTACGGAGGAGGGGCTGTAGGAAAAGGTAGAACAGCGGTCGATGCAAAAGATCTCGGACCAACGGGTGAGGCGTTTCTCAATCTATTCTTTACTTGTGTAGCAGGTAGCTTATATTTTATTGATCAATATGGACTTGTTAAACAGCCCTCTCCTATTGGAGACGCGGCGAAAGTTTTATCGCCAATTCTTCTCACTGCGACAACAGGACTTTTAGCACTTACAGCCTATAGTTTTTTTAAGTCTGCCAATCTTGTAGCTGCAGCAGGTATCGGCAGTATTGCTGCTGCAGCTGGTATTGCTGATGTAGGCGGGCTTTCTGGAGCTTCTATTCCTGGTTTAACAGGTGCAACACCCAGTCTATCCAGCCTGACAAGCCTGACAGGTGCAACACCCAGTCTATCCAGTCTAACAAGCCTCACAAAACAACTTGGAGGTGGCACAGCAAAGTCATCTTTTCCGTCAATGGACTTTTTGGCCCTTGGAATACTCACAATGATCACTGCTGCAGGATTTACACTTTCGGCAGTTCGATCAAGAGGAGCGCTTTAAAATGGCAAATCCATTGCGATCCTCCGTCCTATAGATAAGAGAATATCCATTCTGAAGCGCATCTTCCAAGACCTTATCTGTCTTCATTGTTCTGATATCATCCAGCATAAGATACTTGGGATTACATGCCTTAATCGCCATATAGTCCTGGAATCCGCAATACTCACCGCCATCAATAATGACCATGTCTATGGGTGAATTTATCTTAATAAGAGGAGTCTCAATAAGGTTTGCAACATCTGATATATGCCACCGATCATAATGGACTTTCCATTGATCGAAGACAGGATGTGCTTTAATCTCTGCATCAGTCATCATAGATTTTGCAACGCGTGCTCTAGAGAACTGAACCATCTCCTTTCCAGGGCGGCCTTCCCAGTTTTTCTGCGCTACATCCAAGTGCCCAGGATTTGTCTCGAGGGAGAGAACGCTTACAGGCTTGTATATGGCCCTTGCCATAGCCCCCATAACCACGCAAAGAGTTGTGCCGAGGCCTGTGTAACTACCAATATCTAGAATCGTGTAGATCTCTGGATCCTGCTGGACAATGCTCATAATCGCCTGCCCTGCGGGCGTGTAGATATTAATTTCACCAAGGCTCATCTTACTTAAATATATTCTATAGTTTTAAACCTAATGGAACCCCTCCTTTCCCAAGATCAGTTTGAGCAACTGATCGGTCGCGCTCCAACAGAGGCCAAGATCCCTCCACAAATCGTCGTCTATTTTACGGCCAGTTGGTGCGCACCCTGCAGGCGTATTAAGTATGACGAGATTATGGGAGCGAATAAGGCCGTTTACTGGTTCAAGTGCGATGTGGATCAGAACACATATACACACGGTTTCTGTGGTTTACGCTCTATTCCTTCTTTTATTGCAATCAAGGATATGAAAGTGGTCAGTAGTTTACAGTCATCTGACAATCTGAAGATAGTGGAGTGGATTGGCCAGACATTTTCTAACGCATAAATATAAATGACATCAGTTCTGCGTTCATTTGCCTCAAATAAGGATATGTCTCAGAAAGACCTTAGTTCCCTATCCACTTACACTATAACCAAGTATGATGCGCAAAATCAACTATACTACAGGGGATCAACTACCATAAATATCACACTACCCTCAAAGATAACTGCAAAGTGGAATAGTTTTCCTATCATTTATCTTGCAAATATGTCATTGTTATCCGGCAGCTTGATGACATTTTACTTAGATACAAATGTAAGAGTCAAAGCACCAGACAATGAAAATTATACATCAAGCTTTTCGCTGCGGGGAGGGTTCAACGGCTATCTCTTATATGTTGGAGATGACCAGTGGATGCTCCAGGGTGTAGGCGCGAATGTTGTATAATAAGTATAATAGTAAATAGATGTCCTACGATACTCTAATCGTAGGTGGTGGAATAGCAGGTTTGTATTGTGCTCGAGAACTTCTCAAACACAATCCAACTATGAAAGTGGCAGTCTGTGAAAAATATAAGAGGCTAGGTGGACGAGCCACAACCTTCAAAAAAGAGGGGCTCCAGTGGGAAATGGGTGCGGGGCGCATTAAGAACTCACATACAATGCTGCTCGGCCTGATCAAAGAATACGGGCTTCATACGATTCCGATCGGCGGCGGCCTCCAGTTCAGAGAAACGGGGTCTTCAGAGTATGAAGAGAACCATTTTGAACCGGCGATTGATCTTCTCATCAAACCGCTCGCTCTTCTTCCGGCTTTAGAGCTGGGGCACCACACTCTAAAGGAGCTTCTAGTGAAAATCCATGGACTCGCCGAGACGCAAAAATGGATGGACCGTTTTCCGTATCACTCTGAGATCGTGACCATGAGGGCCGACATGGCGATCCGTGAGTTTCTTGAAGAGATGCATTCTCACGAGGGCTATTCCATCTGCAAAGAGGGGCTCTCGGCCTTGATTGATGCCATGGTTGCCGATATCGAGGATAGAGGTGGGCAGATTCTTCCTCAGCATGAACTCGTCGGCCTCGGCGACGGCTGGGCGAACTTCAAGGTTGGTTCTTGGACTCAAGGCGCAAGCCGCCTTGGAGTTCGTCTTGACTGTAAAAAGCTGATTCTTGCTTTACACGCGAATGCTCTACGCATGCTAACGCCGTTCAAAGGATGGGGGGCATTGGATAAAGTGGCCATGGAGCCGCTTCTCCGTATCTATGCCTCTTTTTCTGAGCCGTGGCTCCGAGGCATGACACGGGTTGTGACAACATCGCCGATTCGCTACTTCATTCCTGTTGGAGATCGTGTTGGAATGATCAGCTATACGGATGCGAAGTTCGCGAGGCACTACATGGGCATCCTCGATTCTGTGGGTGAGGGCGGGCTAGAAAAGGTGGTGATGCGTGATTTGAGGGCTCTGTTTTCTGAGATTAAAATTCCTGATCCCGATGTTTTCAAGACTCATCCGTGGCCCGAAGGAGTGAGCTACTGGCTTCCTGGAAACTATGATCCCGAGACAGTGTGTAAAGAGACCCTACACCCCTTTCCGTCTCGGTATCCTAGCCTATATGTGTGTGGCGAGAGTTTCAGTCTGAGGCAGGGATGGGTGGAAGGGGCGTTAGAGAATGCCGCCGAGCTTCTTGATTTAATAGAGACTAATAGATGAACCAGCACGTGGTCCTTTCCCTTTTTCACTTAGCCGTCGTTGTTCCCTTCTTTTTCTATGTGGCTTTCCAGCGAGCCGCTACACCCGACTGGGCCTATTGGGTGGCCCTTGTTACTGGCCTTGTCGTTCTTCTTGTCCACTCGGTAAAGGGGTTTTACCGGTATCTGAGCGCATCCACATATCTATGGGTGAATCTGATCCATGTTCTTTTAATCGCCCCTCTGCTGATCTATATCGGCTACAATGGAAAAAAGACGCCGCGCGCTGCGTATGAGCTTTTAGCAATGGCTGGATTCGCGGCTCTCGGCTACCACATCTACAATATCTTGATGGCTGTAAATGTTATTTCGGATGATTAGATAGAATGGACTGGAGAAGTATATTTATGTCAAAAAGACAAAGAGAGAAGAAGAAAGAAGAGGCATTTTTAAAAAAAATGAAAGATGAGAAAAGAACCCTATATAAAACTTCTCCTCCATATGGGCCTAATATAAAAGAATGGTTAACAAATGCTGAAATAAAAGAGCGGAGTGGTCAAGAGCATGCGGCAACACTTGCATTTTCTAATGCAATACAAGCTAGTTTAGAAAAAAGAGAGGATAATGATGAACTTACTCGTTGTAGAGCTATTGTTGCTGCCGCCAACGCCACTCCTGCAGGCGGTAGACGCAAGACAAGACGTAAGCGCCGCTCTACGCGATCAAAGCGGTCAAGTGCCTAGACTTCACCTCATCGCGCAGAGTAATACAATGAGCTGCGTGATACTGAAAGGCGGTATTTGACTGAAACTCCTTATCACATGCCTTACAGGTCATCCCATCCTCGTCCAAGATGTGGGCAACCTCTGCTGAACAATGCTTCCGCACGAAATGAATGAGACGATTCCCTGCTGCCAGCGTTTGAAATGTGCATCCATCGATGGGACACTTCAAAAGCGCAATCTTCTTTCCTCCTGCCTGGGGATGCTTCGCTGCAATATGCAGCTCTAGACGACCCCTTGACAAACACTTATAATCACAAGAGGAACACTCGTGGCCAAGATCTCCCTCGCACTTTCGCCTGTGCATATTCATCGTAGAGGGAAGTCGCTTCTTGTCACCGCAGTGAGGGCAGATATAGAGACCATCTTCATCGCGTGCATATGTGAAAACCATTGTTACCTGGGATTGGGGAGGGACAGGTTTCAATTTTTACTTAGCTCAGGAAGTAACTGGTTTAAAAAGGGGAACCCTTACACATAAAGATGAGTATTACAGTCCTTACACTGGCCATTGGCGCAGATTTCAAGAAGGGAATGGAGCCCTTGCTCTCATCAAAGAGGGATTACGCTGCGAAGCACGGATACACCTATATTCAGGGAGGCGAGGAGTTCTGGGACAGGGAACGCCCGATTCCGTGGTCAAAGGTGCCGTTTATCTTGAAGGTGCTGGGTGATCTGCCTCAGGGAGCGCTTGTCTGGCTCTCGGACGCTGATGTTCTCATTACGAATCCCGATCTGAAGGTGGAGACCCAGATGCTCGCTCTACTGCCCGATTCAAAGGATATGCTGATGTGCATTGACTCGTGCGGCCACATCAATAGTGGCAATATTCTGATGCGCAACACGGCCTGGACGCGTGATTACTGGAAGCGTGTGGGTGAGCAGACGGATCTGCTTTTCCACATCTGGTGGGAGAATGCCGCCATGATTAAGTTGCTGGAGACGGTGCCTTCTGACTTAGCAAAGGTAGAGGTGACGAATAAGCACAAGATGTTCAATGCGTATCTGCGTGGTCTGCCTGGCCAGGATCTCTGGACTCCTGGCGATTTCCTCGTTCATTTTGCAGGCGTCTACGAGGTGAAGGATATGGTGCGCCTGGTGAAGGAGATCCAGGGAGGTGGTGTTCCCCGCTTGCAGATGTAAAATCTAAACTAATAATATAAAATGTCAAATGTTACTCGCAAGAATGGTGGCGGCAACAACAATAACAATGGCAACCAGAACGGCGGCAAGGTTGCTACGGTCGGCAGCAAGGCGCAGGTGTTCCACGGCACGGCGAAGCACACGTCCGGCGGACTGAAGAAGGGCGACCTGATGAAGACGAAGGCGGGCCGCGTCGTCAGCAAGAAGAAGCACGCGGCGGGCAAGAAGGCCATCACGCGGCTGCGTAAGATGGGCTACGTCGCTAAGAAGGGCACGTTCAAGCTCTTCAAGAAGATGTAAAGCATCTTCTTTTAGAGAGTTTACGAACGCAAGAAGATGTAAATAGAGTTTACGAACGCAAAAAAAATATTATTCCTTCGGGCAAATGGAATCAGCGATCTCTCGTAAGAGACCACTCATTTCCCTCGGCTCCATTGGCTCATTCGTGACTGTCTCTTCCTCCGCATCATACCAATACACAGATCCTCCCTTCTCCTTTTCGCCAATGGACGACCAGACAAGACCGACATTGGATGCACTCAGTTCTCTGAGAACAGAAGGCAGGTTCAGCTTTTGCACTGTAGGTCCTCCCATACGTGGCCCTAATCCCTCTTCAATCAAGCTCTGTTCCGTAGTCGTGTGCCAAAAGATGGCAGACCAGACACCACGAGGAACCGCTGTGCTTCCCACCATAAAGGTGATGTCTGAAGTATTCACCGCTGCCAGCAACGTGGTAGGCGGCTCATCTCCAATCCAGACAACACGGACCGGCTTCGCCGCATTTTGAATATACGTCACAGAAAGTCGCAGATCCTGTGTCTCTCTGATACGAAACGTGGCATCCCACTGTGTTTTCTGGGACCAGCGCATAGGAAGATCGCGCTGGTTCTGGATAAGAAGAACCTTGCGACCACGACCGAGAAGCTCCTCTTCAAGCACTGTTAAGCGATTGAGTATCTGCTTTCCGATTGTGGACGGAGGACCGCAGACCCAGAGCCGTTGTCCTTTCAGAGGACTTGAGAAGCCCTCTAATCTAACGACCGCGTCGTTCATCTAGCAGCGCCCTGTTCTTTTTAACTTTCTTTTAAACGCAATACACTACTGTCGCATATGGTGGCAGGCCTCACAATTAAGGAAGCTCTTTGAGCTTCCTTAATTTTGAGCGCCACCTGTAGATGGAAGAGCCCTATATTCTAGAGGGACTCGCATTAGATTTATTTGCGGAAAAGTTTGAATTAATTCGCAATTTACTAGACACTCAGAATGATGAAGAACCACTTGAGTTTGATCTGGCGTGGTTTGAAGGACCTAATAGTGAGGCAAACAAGAAGCTCTTTGTCTCACTTGCCAAGATGCAGCCTATTGGAACCTTAGAGAACGACAATACAGTGCACTTATACAAACCATTTACCAGAGGTCAAATTGTGGATTTCCTATACTATATGGGATACGGTGATAAGGGCCTCGGCACCAAGTTTACACCTGGACTTCCCGTATCTGAAGAGGAGGTGGAATGGTCTAGAAAGAAGGCTGCAAAGAGTATGCTACGATCCTTCAAAAAAGATTTCGTGCTCGATTTACCTAGCAGGGCACTAGCTCATGGAACTAGAAGACCCCGAGCTGCACCTCTGCCTACTGCGGCAAGGCCTTCTCGCTATTTCTATTTCAGAGGAAGACGCTTCTTGAATACTAATAACAACAACAATAATAATGCTGTGCCTACAAGACAATATAAACATCCGCGTGGCCCTCATATCAATAACAACAACGCAACCCGTGGAAAGCCTGCAGGAAAGAAGTCAGAAAAGACACTGAGAAAGGGGGGTCCCTTGAAAACAAGAACGCGGAAAGTGAAGAGCTGGAATCGCAATAATAACAATAATGAGTAGATGAACATGGTCATGGCATTTGTATCGCGCGCCGCGCTCTTAGTCGTCCTCGATCTTCCATGGCTCTTAGCTACGCAGCCCTTTACAAGCACGATGGTGCGCCAGATACAAGGTGGAGATGATGCTGTTCTCAGAATCATCCCTGCCGTTATTGTGTATTTTGCACTCTCCTATTTACTGACGATTCCAAAGACTGGAGTGGAAGCCTTTTTACTTGGTTCCTCTGTCTATGCGGTCTACGACTTTACAAACTATGCCACTCTGAAGAACTATGATATCCGCTTCGGTGTTCTAGACACTCTGTGGGGTGGTATTCTTATGACGAGCGCCTTTTATGCTTCTAATGCTCTTTCTATCAGATAAAAGGATTATGCGCCCAATGAAGGAGAGCCTGTCTCTGCCTCGGCCTGCATGTAAGATCACCTGCCGCGCAATTTGCCTTGACGGCACCACTGTGTCTGACAAACGCCTTCCACCTCTTGATCTGAATTTCATCAAGAGGCGGGATTCGCCGACCCATCCAATAGCGACAATACCACTCGAACCATCCGCGAAGATCTGGGTTTTGCTTACTATCTGAAAGAAGAGGATGCTGGGCTGAAATGTGTCTGCGCTGGCCTTGACTAGGAGGGACCCAGCCCTTCTCCCTCCAGGCTTGGAGTGGGAGGCGGGATTTTATCTGGAAATAATTCACGGAAATCTCTGGACCCTCGGGATGGAGTTTATCTAAGGAGCCGGCCTGGAGAAACCACTCGGCAGGATACTCTAGGCCACAATCATTCAGATACTTGCCCTCAAAGGCGCCGAGCGCTAACACCTCTCCAGGTGTTAGATATGGCTTGAAATCGGCTTGAAAACCGGCCCCTGGATCTTCTTGTAAGATATAGGAGTAGCCTTTTTGCATTTTATTATTGACGTATATGGTGTCTCCTTTCTTGAATGAAGAAAGAGGTCTCCCTTTTGTTTTTAAGAGATCATAGACGGGGTCCATCCTATTTGACGTCAGTAAAATTGGCTGGATCCTTTTTTAAAAGTGAAGTATGGAGCCCCAGCCACCACACCCCGTTACAAAGGAGGGAAAGGAGTTTCTTGCTTCGCTATCGGAGCGAGACAAGAAACTTCATGAGATGATGAGCAAGTCACTGGGCTCATCGTATTTTGTAGAGAGGACTCACCAGTTTCGGAAGTGGTCTGCGGTGCGCTCGCAAGTAAAGAAGAGCTCTTAGGAATCAAGATTCCGTCAGTTATGAGCATATCCCTCATCCTCATTCCGCTCCTTAAAGTATTTCAGAATATCATCCAGAATCTTCTGAGGGCATGCCGCCGTCGGAACAAGAAGACCATCCTTATTTTTTGTCATATAGTCCTTCGGTGAATAAGCATTGTCCACTAAGATGCGCCAGCGCTCCATATACTTTCTATTCTTCTTGAGGCCGTGAAAGTGGTGACGAATCACACCAGGCACGTAGCCAAGACGTAAGCCATTAGCACCATCCTCAAAGGCTCTGATTGAATCCTTATAATCATCGGTGGCCCCCACATTGACTGAGTCCACACCCTTTCCAAGAAGAGAAAAGGACATGTTGTGGTCTCCAGCGCCGAGGATACTGAGATCATAGAGGCCTCCCATCTTCTCATAAGAACGTCGGGTGCAAGCCCATGCATAACCAGGGTGCCACATATTGATTCCAGTGCCACCATAAGGGCGCTTCTTCACATATTGAAAACCAAAAGAGGGCACAATGCCCATAGCATTCTGCCTCTTATCCATGTCTACACAGTGGCTGAAGAGCTGGACAATATCCTTGTATCCATTGAGAACCTTGAGTGTGTCTGAGGCCCATGTCGTGGACTCGAACTCAATGTCCGCATCAATCCATGCGAAGGCTTTCCATGTAGGAGGAAGAAGCTTCTTTACACCAATGTTGATCATGTTCTCCTTATGCCAGAGGGGGGTGGTGCCTCGGAGCTGCAGATGCCTCTTGTTCTTTGGGTCTGTTACTTGGAAGTCATCTATGCCATAGGCGAGCTCAACGAAATAGAGCACTATATTCT